AAAACACATATTTTATTTTCATGAGTGTAGATATTCATCTCTACACTTGTCTCTATGAGCAAATTGAGAACGTTCTCACGTTCTCTTTGCTTGAGACTAAAAATTGGAAGATTTCTATAAATTGACATTGTTAAAACTGTATTCCGAAAAGGAAGATATACAGTTTACGCAGTGATCTCTTTATAGTCATGCTTATCTAAGATGACCTCCCTTCTACGGGGATTCGTAAGAAAAAAGTAGTAAGTTAGTTTGTATGTTTTAATTTTAAACTAAAAATAGAAACATTCTGGATTACACCATATCAATAACATTAGACTATAGTAAAGTCTGAAAAGCTTTCTGATGAAATGTCAGATTTTTTAATGTTATTGGGTGTTTACCCACGCTTATACCGTGAGAAAGTGGCTTGTGCGATAACAAGCTGGGTTTCAATAATTGAAATCCTTTAGTCTTAAACGATCATGTTTAGGAGCTAAAAATGGGCCTTCTGGCCCGCCGTAAGTAGCGATTGAGAATTAATCTTCTCTCGAACGATTTTGTTTTACATTTTCTTAATTCTTTTAAATCAATGAAAATGTAGTGTATAACTCATTTAGTTATTACCGTTTTGGTAGATTCATGACCAAAATCTAATAGTAGTATACATTATCCCGAGTTGGACGGTATGGTAATTATGAGGATGCGCCAGCATTCCGATTAGTTAGTATCGGCTATACACCGGCGGTAACTAGATGAGGTGATCACAAAGCTTAGTTAGAAAGATTGGGCTTTGAGATATTATTATGAGTATCGTGAGGTGACGTAAAGTTGATTCTGCATGTGTTGCGTTAGACCCGACTCTTCTATATGGAGATGGCGGGAACAGCATAGGGAGGTAAGTGCTCTCCCATTAACAGAACACAGTCATGGCCTTAGTACAGAAATGGAAAAGGTTTCATAGGATGATACGTAAGAACATCAAGCTAGACACTATGATAGTATTTCACTGCTTTCAACTTCGTTGCGTGATTTGCACGACGGCAAAGTCAGGGAGTTAGTTAGGTGACACTGGAGGTGTGGGATGGAAAGCCCCCCAACAAAAATGAATGAGATAATTTTATAAAATGGATAATTTTCGCCCCCAAATGGAGTACTTAGTACAAGGTGATAACCGTTTATTTTTTTATTTACATCCGGTAGGACGGGACCCCAACCCCGTTTCTGCCCAATATAACCAAGTCGCTGTTCCAGTTTTGGATTTTTCAAACTGGACGGATTTGACTAATGGTTTACATTGTGTTGATAACGAATTCGATTTATATGCGGATTCGTCTTCCACAGAAGAGGACGTTAGCTGTCCTCAAAATAGCGTTGAAATGACGGAAGAATGTGGTTTTCACAACTACGTTAATGCGTCTTTTTCGCGCCAGACTGATGAAACTCAGTCTCTTAGTTTTTATTCTTGTGAAGAATTTAGCGACGAAGGACATACCCCGTCTTCGTCTGCTTCGCAGGAACAAATTCCTGAAGAGTTTTATCAAAAACCTGTCACATTGGATGTGTTACAGAAAGAACCTGATCAGGTTGTTTCTGGAGTATTGAAAATGAGACGGATGCCTCGTTCACTTCGACGTACTGTTGAAACCAACGAGAAGAAAAAAGCAGGTTTTGCCTGCATTAAGGAAGTATTGATCGATGATAATTATGATTATATGCTTCCCCCGTTACCCTCTGGTTATAAGAAAAAGAACCAAGGGTGTGGATGGTCGCGGGAATTACGACCAAATGATAAATATGAATACGGCCCCAAGTACGGAGTTAAACTTCTTAAATCAATTACGCTTTCTGAACAAGCTACTGAAAAAGCCAAACGAATTTGGCTATCAGTAGGAACTGGAACCTTTGATGCGTCCATTATGGCGCAAGGTTTCAAATTAGTAGGGAAATTGTTGTATGATCAAAATTATTATAACATTAAGCATAAAGATTGTGAGACACTTAAGTGTGCTCGTCAGAAGTTGGCTCTTGTCCTTTCCGGGCATAGATTACAACGATGTGATTTCGTCATGCGAAAACCGGTTCCTTGCAAGAATCGATCTCTTCGTATCTGGCTTCGAAACTACAAATTTTGTCTTAAAAATTTTTGTGGGATCAAAGAAGATCGCATCACCAAATACCTTGATGAACTTAAGACGAAGAACCAAGCATTTATGCAAGGTGAATCTGATTCGTCAACCGCAGCCTCATTTTTTGAATCTATGAGGTCTAGTATTAGCGGAACACTTAAACGTGCTAAGGCCTATGGGTCTAGCAAAGTTTCGTCAGTTGGAACTAAGATCATGCAATCTGATACTATGTCCAGTATTTTACATTCTGGAACTAAGATGATGATCGATAGTTTATTTAGACAAATGTACGATGCATGTACAACAGCCCTGAAAGATGGGCTTACAAATATAAAATCGTGGATAACAAACATTAAGGATATGATTTCAAGTTTTTTTGATTCATTTTCCGATGCGGTTATTGCTACAGTCCCAGTCGATAAAAAGATGGAAGCTGCCAACAAATCTATGTGGGTTTGTTTAGCATTAGCTTTGTTTACCCTTATTACATTATCCTGGTGGACGAGTTCACTCGCTTCATCGGTGTTTATGTCTATATTAGCATTTTCTATGCAAAAAATTGGCGTCACTATTGACCGAAAGTCCTCCAAAGATTTTGTTGAGGCGATATATAACGAAGAAGCAGAAATGCAAGGATGTGCTAGTACATTTGAGAAATTTGGAAAGGCATTTATTGGCCTATTTACATTAGGTACAATTGGTTCAGTGACAAATATTATATCACGAATGCCAACAGTTAAAAACAACACTAAAGATTTTTTTATGTGGTTGATTGACTCTATTTATTCTATTTTCGCAAAAGGAAAACATTTCTTCCCTGATTATCAAGATATTGATGATTTAGGCAAATTTATATCAAGTACAGTTGAATTTTTCAACACAAACTCTAAAGCTAAGATTTTCACGAACGATGTTGCATCACGTGAAATTTTGCGTTTAGGAGCTCAAGTTCCTAAATTTAGACGAACCTTAGCCCTTACATCTGGTCTTTCTTCGTCAACTAATTCGTATTATAACAACGTTTTAGTTAATTTAGAGAAGATTGCAGAAGAAGTGCGTACCCGAGCCTGGGTAACGCAAGCAAGAGTAGAACCGACCTGGTTCTCTATGTATGGAGCACCAGGTCAAGGCAAGTCTGACACATATCAAATCATGCCCAAGCATGTGTATGATAGAGTGTCGGCAGCGCTTCCGGATTTATATCCGTTAGCGTTTCATCCAGGAATGGTTTATGAAAAGGCATCCGCGCAAGCTTATTGTGATGGATATAATCCGGAGACGCACTTTACCTTTGCAATTGAAGAGTTGGCTGCTATGGCTGACCCCAAGATGCGAGGTGAAGAACTTGGACTCATGCAAAAGATGATTAGCAGAGCCCCTCTCCCGCTTACGTGTGCGGAGTTGTCGATGAAGAATAATACCTTCTTCGCCTCCCCGTTCGTTTGTACTACTTCTAATATTACAGACGATGAGCTTGCCTCTGGTAGCGGTCTCACACGAGCCACCACCATTTTCAGACGACGACATTTTCATGTCGAAGTTATAATTAGACCTGGACATACGGTCCCTCAGAACGAGCTTCTTTCTCGTCCTGATGAGTGTTGGATTTATAGAATGCATTATAAGCCTTCTATTGGTCAGTGGACTAAGCTTGCGCTTAGAAACACTGGAATCGATTTCCCAACACTTGTCAGAAATGGATTCATTGATTTTACCTTCAGTGAACTTGCCGATTTAATGGCAAAGAAGATTATTTTTGACTATAAGAAGAGCAGTGCAGATCGCTCTTTTTATTTACAAAACTTCGGGTCTCATTTTAAACCCGGAGGTTCTGCACCCCCTGCTCCTCCTGTTAGTTCTTCTAGTTCTAGCAGTGAGTCGAGTGTAGAGTTTCACTCTACTGAAGATGATGACTCGGATTCTGATGAACCATTGATGCCTCGAGACTTTTCTGAAAAGATTTTGTCTCAGGTAACTATGGAAATTCGGGACTCTTATTCTGATTCTCTTGAAAGCGTTTCTGGAGAAGAAACGCCCGTTAAGGTTGCTGCAGCCACAATTGTAGAAGATCAAGTTTTGCCTTCTAATTCTGACGTTCCAGAGATTCATAGAGTCGTACAGGACTATGTGAAACAATGTGAGCAAAATAAGGAAGAAGAACTGCCACCGTTGAATTCTGAGTGTTACGATACTCCTGAAGGAAACCAACATGCTTTTCAAACCAAGTTATTGATAGATACTTGGAATAGTAAGATGATGGATTCCTATTTGGGAAAACACGTAGCAGGAAAGAAATGGTGGAGCAAGCAAAGCTCATGGGTTCAACTTATGTTGAGACCCCACCTTGCACCAGTTGCAGGGAAACGAAATAAAGAAGGATTTATGATGATGATTGTTGATCGTTTATATGTAGACCCGCAGTTTAGACTGTTTATGCAATATTATGAAAGAAATCAAAGTCTCCCTTTGAAAGAACAAACTCCGATCGAGTTACCTGCTCGATTAATGACCTTTTATACAGATAAAATAGTTTATTATGCGTTAGATGTTTTAGTCCATCAAAAGACTGAAGCGAACTATCAAGGTATTGGAGATGAAGATTCTACCTCACTTGAAGAGTGGGAAGACCTTACAACTACAACTACTGTATTAAAAAAAGAAAAACCCTCTTTCGAGGATGGTAATTATGAAAACCAAAAGATAGAACAGAGTAATCGTTTCATCAATTGGGATACAAGAAGAATCCTTGCAGAAAAATGGCTTGAAGTTATTGATGTTAAAAACTCCTGGACAGATTTATTCTACCAGTCGAGATTTTACAAAACTTTCTTTACAGCCCCTGATGTATCTAATTTTGCTCGACACACGGTTAAAGGACCTAATGAGCAAATACCCTGGCCCATGTGGCATAATGCAGATGCAATAGAAATAGATCAGTTTCTGGAAATTAAAAGAAACCAAGGAAATGTCTGTGATTTGTATCTACCCACATGGGTCACCCCTGAAGTGAGATCTTTTTGGAGTCGAATATTTGGATCTCGTTCTGATCGTAAAAGTTTGTATGGTGACTTGATTAAGTTGTCCATTTGGATTAGAATTGGAGAGACGATTGAAGATTTTTCGGAAATTGATCACACTATGCCATTGATAGATAGATATTTAGGACATTCTGCAGATATGTTGCGTCGTTTAGACGCGCATCTCAATTATGTTTGTCCCGCTTTTTCTACATTTTTTGGTTTAGTCAGGAAAAATTACCAGGCACTTCATTTGCCTGAAGGAGCGGAACAACAAGCTATCGTGGCCCGTCTGAAATATATTGCAGATGAGTCTTATGAAGAAGTATGGAGTTTTAAAGCTCAGAAACATCGTCCTGGCAGAGTCCACGACTTCGCATGTATTGCTGCTCCAGAGCAGTTTAAAGCATACATCAAAGAAGAAGTGGCCTTTGTTAAAGACCAAATACCTAATGATACACTTATCTTAGTAATGTATCGTGCATACCGGGCCCTTCAGACGTTCTGGAAAGGAACTAAAGAATGGGGAACTGGTATGTTTCATACGGTCGGTGGATTTTTTTATCAATATGGTTATTTAATAGCAGCAATACTCGCGGGAGTATGTTGTTATGTCCTTTTAATATGTGGTCTTGGAGCTCTGGTTAGCGCTTGTCTTAAGTCAAGTGCTTCAAAGACGCTTTCAAAAGCTACACTTAAACGTGTCGAAATGCAAACTAGTCAGCTGCAAGATGCTGATGTTAAATGTTTATTAACCAAACAAGGAGGAGATGATTTTGTAACATTTCAATCCTTCTCACGTGGTCATTATTCACGCATGTCTTCTAAGGACAAAGTTAGGATGCAATCCAAACTTGAAGACTCAATCGACATACAGATAAATAATATCTCTAATAATATGCGATCTTTCGTATTTTATTATGATGAAAAGGGAAGAGAAGCCCACGGTTTAATATCTGGCCGACGATGCTTTATGAATAAGCATTTCTTCTCAACCTGGGGACACAACTGGTCCCACATGGAAATTCGTAATGGAGATGAAGTGCTTCATGTGCTTCAAAAATCAGAGTTGAGTATTCAATCTGATCCCACTGAACGAGATCTTTCATGGTTTGACCTTGGAAAAGGATTCAACAGTATGTCGTCCTTAAAACGACATTTAGCGTCTAGAGAAAATTTTGACGCCATTCTTGGTACTCATGAAATCGCAAGAATTCATAGAATCAAGGCTGGAGGAAAAGTTACTCATAGGTACGCCCTTGGGAAAGGAGCTGCAAGAGGAGAACATAAAACTCTTAAAGCGAAACTTCCCAATAATAAACCTTTTAATCTACACCTTGGTGAGCATTTTGTCACCACTGGAATGGAATCGAAAAATGGTGATTGCGGTCTTCCGTATGTTACCACTACCGAATCTGGTGTAGTTAAGATTCTTGGTTTACACTGTGCTCTCGCCAGTTCACAATCTGTGTTTTTGCCCATTTATTTAGATGATGAAGCACAAAAAACTGCATATGTCATGCAGGGAACTGGAAAGATTATAGTTAATCAAGGAACTTATATTCCGTCTTGCATTCGTCCTACCCCCGAACGCAAGCAAGCTTATGACGGCAGATTGGTGTCATTAGGGTCTCTTCCAAAAGGAGATTTTATGCCTACTGAAACGAAAATAGAGGCATCAGTCTTTCAAGGAGACTTGACCACAGAACCAATCTACCCGATAGAGGTAGCTCCGGCTATGCTTAAGCCAATGACCGTTGATGTTGAAAACGAAATCACCGGTGAGATGGAACAAGTTTTGCGACAACCCCTTAAACAGGGTCTTGTGAAAATGGTTTCAGCTCCGCGAAGAATATTTCCCAGGTGGATGCAAGAACTGTTCGAACAAGAACCAGAAATTGCATTCGCTGGGTTTTTTCCTAGCACTAAGCGAAAATTTCGCATGTATACGATTGAAGAAGCAATTCAACAATTGGACATGCAAGCCTCGATAGGGTTCGATTTTAAAGTCGAAGGTTTTAAGTCTCGAGATCAGCTGTGGCGTAAAGCTACGGAAACTGAACCGGCTTGGATAAACCCTGTCCTCCGAAACAAAGTGATGGAGCTTTTCATCGCTATGAAGGCTGGCTACGAGCTCAAAAACGTAGTTTCAGCATGTTTAAAAGATGAAACACGTGATCTAGATCGCGTGTATCAAGGAAAAACCCGAATTTTTTGTGTCGGCAGCTTGGCGCATCTTATTATGACCATTATGGTTGTTGGAGATGTCGTTTTTTATATGAAAGAAAATCATTTGGACACCGATGTGGCGATAGGAATAAACCCACACGGCCCAGAATGGTGGATCCTGGCCGAAAAGCTTAAGCGACACAAAAACTTTGGAGGCGGCGATTACTCAGGATTTGATTCTGGTATTATTGCCAAATTTGGATATGCTCTTTATCTCGCGATGAAGTGGTATATAAACTCTGGAGACAATCTCTATGACTGGTATCTTTTTAATGTCTGTATGAGTAGTATTGCACCGATATTTGTTATTAATGGTGAATGCTACTGGTCAGACTGGATGAACAGTTCGGGAGGTTGGCTCACTGGTTTTCTAAACTCATTTGTCAATGTGTGTATTTTTAATGCATTTCATTGGCTCGTGTGTACTATGAATAACTTGGGAGAACGATCAAGACTGGTCGATTTGATTTGCGCCTTTTATGGTGATGATAATCTTTGGTCAGTTTGTGACGATCTCAAGGATTTTATAAATATGGAAACCTTAGGAGAGTTTATCTGGGAGACTTTTGGCATGACTTATACCACCGCTCAAAAAGGTGTTATTAATTCTAAGTTTGTTGAATTTGACGATTTGGAGTTTTTATGCCGAAAGTTTCGTCCTAGAGAAACTTTATATACCGCTCCTCTTTCAAGAGAGAGTATACACGGAATGCTTTTGTGGATCAAAAAGTCAAATTTACGTCCCGCGTCTGAACAACTAGCGATTAATGTTGAACAGGCGATGATGGAGTTTTTTCATTATGGTCCAGAAGTTTTCCGGGAGGAAGAAGAAAGAATTCGCACTTATTGCGAAATCTATAATATACCGTACACAGCAGGTTCGTATGAATTTTACGAAGACCGCTGGGGTACTGGAATGATGAGCAATCGCTCATAACTTTTGTCCCGTCCGCAATGACATTAAACTAATATCTCTAGCTCTCGAGTATAAATTGAGCAAAACACACCACTGGTAACAGTGAGTAAGGAATGCATGGACGTGGAAATGACCCCTAGATTTTCACGGATCGCGCCTTACAGATTAGGGGTTCGAGCTCTAGCACGATGATCAGCTAAACTAGAGCCCATCGTTAAATTGATCAGCGAAAACGTATTAAACGAAGAACCCTCCACGAAAGTGGAATCCAACGGATTAGTAGACTTTATAGTTGAAACGCCCGTTGAAGTTAAAACAATTGCCCCGAAATTGCCACGACCTCGTGACATTTCGCCTTGGGCAGATCAAACTCCGACCGCAATTTTGGAGAGAGAGTATTTAGTTACTAACATGGTTTATACGACCGCGTCACCACAGGTTAATGTGGTAGCGTGTCCCATTCTTGGGTTCTTAGCATTTAAGAACGCAATGTCCACCTTTCGTTATTTAAGGTGGGATTTTATGGAATGGAGATACCAGATTATGGCGGTTCCTCAAGTTTGGGGCGCGGTAGGATTTACTTGCGTTCCTCTTGATGGTAGACGTAGTCCGAATAACTTGGACAACGACTATGGTCTCTTATCACATACTGATTGTCAAATCGCTGATTTTTCCTCTGCTAACAGTGGAAGAATCATGGTTCCTTGGAACTTTCTTAATAAGTGGCTTGATTTTGTCAAGTTTACAGAAGAACCGTTTCTTAATTTCAATTTGCTCACTGATTTTAAAATAATCGGAGGCCCGTGGATTTATTCTGCTGACTCTTCTATTCCTAGAAGTGTCACTATTAATTTATGGTGTTCTCTGCACGGTGTGCAAGTTGCCGGACCGCGAATTGCTAATTCTATTACTCTCGTAAAGGAGGAAGAAACCGCCGAGATGCAGGCTTCAGCTGCCGCTGGGATTCTTTATTCTGCTATGCAGACGGAACTCACGAAGTACCTGGCCACGTCCGGCGTAGCACATTTACGAAATGCTGCTCAAGCTGGTTTTCACCAAGTAGATGAGATGCTTGGTGATTGGTTTGATTTTGACGATCCAACCAACAAACCCGATTCGGGTGGAGAAACAGGTGGGGTGAGTGTCGTACCTGACATTTACGGAAACCTAAATTTTTCAGCACCGAAATGCCTACTGGGAGTAGGTTCTCATGTTCTCCCAACAAAAGTCCCGAGACATTCTTGGTTAGAGTTTATTAAGACGCCGTGGTTAGAATACCACAGTGTGCTTACTACAAGTTTTGTACTGGACGGATGGCCTTTTAGTCGAGATGAAACTGATGTATCTTCGCAGATACGACCTCAGTGCAGTCGTTTGGATTTTGCTTCACGGTTTTTTAGAATGTGGCGAGGTTCATTTGAGTACACGATTATGTTTATTTCGTCTCCTCTGGTCACTCAAAAAGTTGGTATTTCCTTATCCTACACTGATACTGGCGGTAACGTCGGTGACATTGTGGTTGAGGTTATAGAAGTAAAAGGAACTACTATTCATAAGATATTAGTACCTTATCTTTATACCAACCCTTATCAGTTCACTCAAGACGCGTCGGTTAATAATACGGCCGGTCCTGGTGAACGTCCTTACGTACGGTTGTTTACGTACGCCGCTCCTCAAGCAGCAGGAGATACAACGCCTGTGCTTAAGTTTTTGGCTTTTAGGAACGCTTGTGATGATTTTAAGTTTTATTCACCTAAGTGTCCCCAATATCAAAGGGAGCAACCTGAAGCTGCCGAGATGCAGACTTCACTCAAGTCTTTTGCTAAGATTCAACCTAGCCGACAATTCGAAGTTATAGAGAATGATGTGCCTTTTTGGCCTGATCAAACCGTAACTATGGAACAGCTCTGTCAGCGATGGTCCTGTAGAACGCTCCCCGATCCGGATGCTCTACGTGATCTTGATGATTTTCCTGCTGCTTACTGGAACACCGCAGATTGTATTAGAAGTGTTTTCTTCTACAATCGCGGACAGTTTAAAGTTAAAGCCACCTTTAATCAGCCAGAGACGCCATATACAGCCGATCAAGGCTTAATGGCAAAAATGGATCCTCGAAGTCGTTACACGAATAATCCTGTGCCGGACGATTTCAATCGGATAAATGATGGATGTCAAGTCATATCCTTCGGACTCACTCAGTTATTGGAATATACCGAACCTTGGTATTGCAATTCTGAATGGATTTCCACGTACGCCACTAATCAAGGCGTTGTTGGAGCGGTTCCTAATCGCGTGAACAGTTTTATTTACGCAATAGGAAACGACGATCCTGACGTGACACCCACCTTATCCTTCTGTGCAACGAGCATGGGCCCTGATTACGCCCTTGCCTTGCAGCTACCACCACCTTACTACCCAGCGAGATGGTACCTGACTACTGAGCCAGCACCGCCAGAGCCAGAGCCACGCGTGCAGACGCTTTCAACAAAACCGAGGGAAGATGTTAGTCTTCTACCCCCTTTCAATAAAGACTCTCGAGGTCGATCGAACGCTACGCGTTCTCCCCTTGAGAACAACCTACGAAAGTCTAAACGGGCGGGACACTAATTTTTTGTTGTCG